ACAGATCCAGGGGATGCGCGTGTCGGTAAAGTTGCTTCGAGAGTTAATCGTTTAATTCTAAGTGTTTCCATGTTTTTATTATTCTAAGAGTTGTTTCTTTATGTGTGTGTAGTACACGATTTATCTGCAAAAAATATATAGAAACTCAATACAAAAATTAAAAGTGTCAATAATATACGTTGATATTGTGGGAATAAAGAAAGACCCAAAATGAGTACGCATAAAATATAGATGTATACGAATTGTGTGTATTCAAATAAACCTCTCCAGTATCTATCTATACCAAGAGTTCCTGGGAAAGATACAAATATCGCATCACTCGTTTTGATTTTTTGAATTGGACTAAAGTTTTTGAAAATTTTTTCATCTTTATCAACTTTTACAAAATTGTATTTTCCACATAACCCATTTAAATTGGCTTGGTCGTCCTCACATAGCAAATTAGCTTCTAACTGAAGAATTTGACGAAGTTCTTTTGTGTATCCCATATACATACCCGCGTTTGCGATTGAATCATCACATACACCAAATATAAGTGATTGAAAAACCCATGGTGGATTTTTTGAAAATAGAACACGACAGTTGTATTCTTTGAATATTTTTACTACATCAGTTATAGGTTTGTTAATCTTGGAATCAAATCCATCCACAAATACGATGATGTCTTCATCATTCTTTGTTTTCATGTATTCTAAAAGACCTTTAGATTTGTCTGAATAACCATTCCACTTGGTACCCATACCAAGAACTTTTACTTTAACACCGTGTTCGTTATTTATAAGTTCTTCGAACATGCCTGATGATTTATTCGCATATGTAACAATCTCAATTGCCATTTATTTATATAAATATTATATTCTACATTGTAAAGAACCAAATATCAACCATGCTATCAATACATCAACACTATAATGTTCTCTCGTCGCAATCGTTAATATAGATGTAATTATTGGCCAAATTGGCCATAATATACTATTAACAAAATAAGAAATAACTATGTTAAACGTCGTGTGTCCTGAAAACATAAAATCATTACAGAACCCAAAGGGTGGTTTTAAATCACATTTTTTCATACTTGGAAATGTTGTAACATAATTTGATAAACTTCTAAATAAATACATGACACCCATTGTAATTAAAAATGTATTTTGTTTATTTTTAGTCCAACCACCAAAATGATAAACCAAAAAGAGTATTGGTATAATCAATATATAATCATTAACATAATCATACTTTTCAAGGTTTGGTAAAATTTTAAATCCCAAGTCGTATATTTTATCATTTTCCTTAACATTTCTTTTATATGAGACATAATACCCTGTCATAAGATTAAATGTAAATGAGACTAATAGAAATAAATAAATATTCAACATATTATATTATATAAGTATAAAAAAATAATACGTATATTTAGAAATGAGTCTTAAGATTATTATGGGTAACATGTTTTCAGGAAAAACGTCCGAACTTATCCGACGTTTAAAACGGTACAAAGTTATAGGTAAACGTATTCTCGTTATAAACTCTAAAAAGGATACGCGCGCATCAGAAGATGTTTTACGTACCCATGATAATATTCGTTTCGATTGTATAAAAACAAATAATCTCGATGAAGTTGATTTTTCAGATGTCGACGTTATAGCTATGGATGAAGCTCAGTTTTTCACGGGTCTTAAAAAGTTTGTTGAAAAGGTTCTCGATTCGGGTAAAACGATTTTACTCGCGGGTCTTGATGGGGATTATAAACAGAGAAAGTTTGGTGAACTCATAGACTGTGTACCTCTCGCCGATAAAGTGTTTAAAATATCGGCGATGTGTATGGAGTGTATGGATGGAACACATGGACCCTTTACAAAACGTATCGTACAAAATGATGAACTCGAACTTGTTGGTGATCATGACATGTATAGAGCGGTGTGTCGAAAACACCTTTAGATTAGAAACGATTAATATCTAAAATAAGAACAACACGTTTTTCTTCGCCAGTTTTATAAACGCTATGGTGACGTCCGTGATCAAAAAGAACATCTTCACCAGGTTTATGTTGATGAATGTCAAACTCAGTGGTAAGATTACTTGTTCCTTCGAGTGTTAAGTGGTACCGTAACTGTAAATTACTCTCGGCACGGTGTGATGGTATAGACATTGATCCTTCCATGACCGCAATCATGGCATGATCAACACATGGTACAGTTTTTAAAAATGCGTATAATTTCGGAAAATCGTGTATTTTATAGTAATAATATTTTTGATTATATTCAAACCACGGATCAAGGTCATGAAAATAATACTTTTGCGCGTTTTCGTGTAACCCGTCGTATTCGGTTTTTATATCAAAAAAATGTTTCTGTACCCGCCAAAGTCCTATAAAATCGTCTACCGAGTAATGCGGTTTATAAAAAAATAAATCTACGATTGAATTTCGTATACCAATGAGTGGACGTAAAGGTGTTTGGAAATACAATCTATCTATAGGTGATTTAAGGTAATCATTCAATATCAATAGTATTGGTATCATGAAAATCCACATTTTTTTGTGTGTATATAATAAATGCCAGGATATAAAGGAAAAGAATACTACGCACCAGTACAAACACCAGATGTTAACAAATTAGAAAAACGGTTTCTTGGTTTGACCGATATTCAAATCGGATTATTTAGCTTACCTACCATCGTTATTATAGGTTCGGTCGTATTATTCGTTCTTAATAGAAAGTCGAGATATAACCCATTTGTTCTTGTTTCTTTGATTTTAAGTTTAATACATTTTTATCATCACTACAAACTCGCTAAATTAGAAAATAAACAATAATTATATAGTATAAATGTTTATGGTCGAAGAACCGTATGGTATATCACAATTTCAAGCTTGGTTAATATCCCTCACACTTGGAATTGTGTTATATAGACGCAAAAAACGCGGTGAAAAATATATTCAGTAATTATATATGCGCGTTCGTTTAAGAAAAAGTCCACGTATTGATAAAAAGTTTAGAGTTACTTTTGAAAATGGAAAAATAGTTGATTTTGGAGCACGAGGCTACTCAGACTATACAATACACAAAAACCCTTTACGTATGCGTTCATACGTAACACGACACGGTGGGTTTGTTCCTCATATGGTTCAAAAACAAACCGACCCTAAACTGGTTCATAAAAATATGCTCGATGTAACTCGAAGTGATAAAGAAAACTGGACAAAAACAGGTTTTTTTACCGCAGGATTTTGGTCGAGATGGCTTTTATGGAGTCATCCAGAACTCGAAGGTGCAAAAAAGATTATATCTAAGAAGTTTGATTTATCTTTTCTTTAAGACCACGTCGTTTAAGGTTTGCTTTTAACGCAGTCATTAAATTTGCGCGTGGGTCTCTTCTAGTTGGAACTGGTGGTGCGCGTGGCACGGGTGGTGCGCGTGGCACGGGTGGTGTGCGTGAGACGGGTTGAGAAACTCGTCGAACACGGGGAGCATTTGGTTCCACTGTTCGTAAAAGTGATTTACACGTTCGTATAAGTTTTTTTGAATTTCGAACTTGGATTTCCAAAGCTGGTTGTCGCCGTCTTTGAATTTTCATCTTGAGTTCCTTTTCACTCAGAGGAACGCGTTTCCCTTTTATTTTTTTGGTTACGCGAAGACCGAAACGTTTTGCTTCATTTTTTAATAAATCTATCTTCATTTATATTAACCAATAAAATTATATTGACGTACTATAAATATGGATCGTTTACAGCAAATTTTATTTTTATGTTTTTTATGTATAATAGTATCTACGATAAAATACTATAAATGTGAATGTCTCGTATTACAAAATATAACAATTGGGGGTAAACCTATAGAAAAATGCTCAAAAGGATGTAAAACTAAGGGAATAGTTATGGATGTAATTTCATGTATCATTTCTTTATCGTGTTGTTTTATAATTTTATTTTCTAAATATTAGTATTTAAAAAAAATTGTCCGTTCTATACATTTTCGCCTGAAATGAACCCGTTTGTCCTAAAACCGAAACAGATTCATTTCCGTAAAGTTCGCGACATCCAATGTCGTCCATACAATCACGGTTATCAATAGTTACTGGAAGTGGGTACACTTGATCGCCTGGCGTTGTCGTATAATAATGATATTGATCACGTCTTCCCCTAACTTCTTTGCCGTATAAAGGTAATGTTTCTTCATCCGATCCTACAAGAACTCCCATTTGTTGGACATACCCAGGTTTATACTCTTTAATCGGTGGGTTTCTAAATTCTTTTTCAACTGGTATTTGAACTGGAACCTGAACTGGTACTTCTACAGGTACACGAACCCTCTTTTTAATAACAATTGGGTTACGTATTTGATATACAATTACAGCAATGAGTACCATTAACGCAATAAATAATAGTTTTTGTTGTGTTTTGTTTTTGATCTTCATTTATGTATACCAACATTATTTAACAAACCGTTTCTTAATTTCATTGAGTGGTGTTAAATCGATTCTATTAAGTCTGTACTGAACAAGTAGCCATAGAAAAAATAAAATAGATTTTAAGAAATTGTTTGCCTCAGTGTCGTCCATTTTATATATAGGTCCCATTACACGACCAAAGAATGTTTCGTCTTTATTGTTCCCTGTTACGGCCATTTCCATCTGGGTCAAAGCACATGTATCATCGTTGACTGACCAGTGAAAAAATATGAATGGGACGAGGAGTGAATAAAATTCAAGGTTTTGTTTATTTTTCATAAATGGTACAACCAACATCGTTATGAAAAAGAGTAAATGGATGAAAAATATAATATTCATCTCTATTAGTATGAACGAAGAAAAGAAACTTCCGAAGATATGGCACCCACAACAGGAGAAAATACTAAAGGCCTGGGGTGAAGCCGCGGCCTGTTATAGGTATATGCACTACCAAGCCTATTGTTCATACAAAAAATTGAGTATGAAATTCACTATACCACTCATAATTGTAAGTACAGTTACAGGTACTGCTAACTTTGCACAAGAAACATTTCCACCTTCCGTACAACCTTTTGTACCGTCGGCGATTGGTGGTCTAAACTTAATCACCGCCATCGCAACAACGATCATGCAATTTCTTAAAATTAACGAACTTATGGAAGGTCACCGTGTTGCGTCTGTACAATACGGTAAAGTTTCGAGAACGATTCGTCTTGAACTTACACTCCCACTTTCGGAAAGGACGTTAAACGGTACAAATATGATTGAAAATATGAGAACTGAATATGACCGTTTGATTGAACAATCACCTAACGTACCCAAAAAAATGATAGATGCATTTGAACGTGAATTTCCCGATGATAATGCATTCTTCAAACCAGAAATTATGCATATACAACCCATTACACCATTTAAAGCCATTCAAGAAAGTAAGGTTATAACCAAATTAAAAGATGCTGTGGGTGGTGTCGCAAAACGAGAACTTAAACAAGAACTCGACGAAATACGTGGAGTAAAAAAAGCTGTTAAAGCCGATATAGAACGCGTACAGGAACGTAAGAATGAAATATTGGATTTAAAAGATAAAGGGCTCGTAAGTCTAAAAGGTGATCTCATGAAAGAATTACGTAGACGTACAGAACTCATGGAAGTTGTTACAGAATCACCGAAAGACGATTCACAAGATACGCCACCATAATAAATAACGTAAAGTTAAAGACTGTAATGCACATCAAATAAGGAAAAAGTTTTCTTTTTAAAGGATCTATCACTCTCATTTGAAGTGTATTATTTTCCATAATAATATCTAACGCCTGAGTAGCGAGATCCACATCTTCAGTATCATTCGACATGAATGCCTTTGTTACAATACATAAACAAAAAAAGGTTGATCGTATTTCGCTCCATGACCGCGAAATAAAAGAAATTAAGTCTCTATTAGAAAATGGTAAGAATGTCTTTTTATGTGGTGCGGCTGGTGTCGGAAAAACATTCGTTCTTAATAAAATTCTAGATGAGACAAATAGTATAGAAATATATGATGAAGTCTTACGTAAAAAAGATATATTCATAAGTACGATAAAAAATTCAAATATGCATGCCTATATAGACGATTATGAATCCGATACAGCATATAAAAGTATAGTAGAAACCATATGTGAAGGTGGTCGAGTTACAAAAAAACCATTACTCGTGACGTCTAAAAATGTACACATGTTACCCAATTTTAAACTTGTATTCCTACCGAAACGTAAACCTGAAACTATTCAGTGGTTAAATAAAAATCACCCACGTTCAAAAATAGCCTCCGAAAAGTGTAAAGGAAATATAGGAAACTATTTCAATTACCTTGAATATAGCGACGAAAAGGATATTTTTAAATCATCAAAAGACATTATCGAAGATTTCTTTTGTAAACCAGGTACTGTAGATATAGAAGAAACTATACATGAACATGGACATATTTGGGGGGCCGTACATGAAAATTATCTTGGGGCTAACCCGGAACACCCCGACAAAATCATGCATGCATTGATAAGTGCAGATACATTCGATACAGAATTGTATAAAGGTGAATGGGATTTCATGCCTTATTTTGTTTTATACGCCATGAAAATACCAAAAATATATACGGGTAACACCTTAGTTGAACCCGGTACAATACGACCAGGGAGTGCGTGGACAAAATACGGGAACCAGAAAATGCGTGAACAGAAGATTCGAAGTATACAGTGTCGTTCCCATACAAAAATGAACCATCATGAATTCATGCTTTTACGCGAGTATGCACAAAAAGGTGACGTCTCTAAGTTTAAAGAGTATAATCTAACACCACAGGATTTTGATGTTATGAACCATCTTGGTTTACAGAACAAACTAAAACAACGGGAGGTTACTAAAATCAAAAAAATGATTAAAGAAGATGGTCTAAATTAACTAAATGAATACGACTACCCCAGCTTCAGAAGAGGAAGAATATAAAGTGTCTCGGGTCGTTGGTAACGAAATTTTCTATTATGGGGAAATTACCGATGTAGATATTCTCGAGTTCATTGAAGATTTTAAGAAACTTGAAATTGATCTTCTTAAAAAGAAGGCTGAACTCATAGGGTATGAACCTATTATGTACCTTCACGTATGTAGCGAAGGTGGTGATTTATTCGCTGGAATAAGTGCTATGAACATTATTGAAAAATCACGTGTTAAGGTCATTACTATAGCACAAGGTGTATGTTGTTCAGCGGCAACCTTTCTTCTTTTGGGTGGTCACGAACGTCGTATAGGTAAGAATGCACACGTTTTGATACACCAAATATCCACAAACGGGTTCTGGGGAAAATATGAAGAACTCAAGGACGAAATGAAATCATGTGATAAACTCATGGATATGGTTACAAAAACGTATAAGGAAAAAACAACTATACCCCAAAAACAGTTTAAGAAAATTATGAAACGTGATATGTATTTAGATCCACAAGAGTGTATCAAGTATAATGTCGTTCATTCGATTGATTAGACCTACGGGGTCGGGGTTTGTTCAAGTCTACGTGTCTCTTATATAACCCAATAATTGATATCAGTATTACGAAAACACAAATGGTATTCGCGTTTATAGGAATAACCGTGTTTTCTGGAGGCCTAAGTCGTTCCATTCGTTTATAATCTACAACTGGTGGAACACTACTCATCTATTATAATGGAAACAATTTTTAAAACGGATAAAAACGGCAATCAAAGATACACGTCTATCAGAGTTCAAAAACTGA